CGTAGTGTTCGCATCCTGCGCCGAAGCAATAGGCATGGCCGTCAGAGTAGCGGGCGAGGTTGTCTTCGCTTCCGCACTTCGGGCAAGGCTCACGGCCAATGAACTGGCTGTCGTCGTCGTCATAGTCGCTCATGGGGCATGGTCCTTGGTGAAACGAAAAAACCCCCCGGCGTGAACCGAGGGGTTGAGGTGGAGGGGACGATGGAGGTGGTGTCAGAACCAGCCGATGAAGCCACCGAAGGGAGCCACGAAGACGCCAACCAGACGGATGACGATCTCGGTGGTCGAGGCGGCGTTGTGGCCGAGCATCAGGGCGAGGGCCAAGATGTTCATCACCCAGCCAACGACGAGGGCCAAGATGGCGACGAGGTAGAGGGTGGCAGCGATGACGGTTGCAGCTTTCATGCGCGGGTTCCTTTGATCAGGCGGGCAATGACGAGGAAGGGGATGAGGACGGGGGCCATGACAGCCCGCCAGACGAGGTCGAAACCCTCGCGGGGGTGGGGCACCAGCTTGGCGACCACGAAGCTGTAGATGGTCAGCAGCACCCAGAGGTAGATGATCAGGGCGATGGACATCATGCCAGCACCCCACCCGTCAGGGCCGACGACCCCAGATACCGCGAGGGCAGCCCGTGGTCCTGCTGCGGGGCCAGCTTGTAGGTGGCATACGTCTTCCCATTCGGGTCGTACTTGATCTCGGTCTCGATGTTCCAGCCCTTCTCGCGCAGTTCCTTGATGCGGGCGGCGAGGCGGAACACGCCATACAGGCCGAGGGCCTCCAGCGGGGTGATCGTCTTGCCCGACTTGAGGTGGGCTTTCAGGTGGTCGAGTTGGGTCTTGGCCATGTGGCAGTTCCTTGTGCGATGCGTTGCGGTGCCCGTGATGGGCAAAAGGAAAAGCCCGCCGAGAGGGGAGACCTCAGGGCGGGCGACGGTTTGTTTGAGCTAGGGTGTGGGTTAATTGCTCAGAGCTTGGCGACCCCGGTCTTCAACCACTCGCCCACTTGGAAGGACGGGCAGGCTTTGCGGACGCCGGGGATGTCCCGGTGCCCCTCGACGGGGAAGTCCTTACCCTTGAACTGGGTGTCCTTGAGGTGTGCCAAGAGGCGACGGAGGGAGTTCATCTGTTCCTTGGTGAAATTACATTCCGCATCGCTGCCGTTCCAACGGTTGCCGGGGATGTGCTTCTGCGGGTTCTCGCTCACGCCGCCCACAAGGCAGATGCCGATGTGCGTCTTGTTCCGGCCACCATCGCGGGCATGACCACCCTCGACATGAACCGGGCGACCCAGTTCGACGGTGCCGTCACGGCGGATTACAAAGTGATAGCCGAGGCAAATGAAACCCTGCGCTCGGTGCATGCGGTCAATGAACGTGGCACCCCAATCTTGCGAGGGCTTCGAGGCAGAACAGTGGACAGTCACGCCAACCGTAGAGGCGCGGGTCTTGAAGCGCAGCCCTGCGGTGGCGATAGGAACCGTGTGCAGGACCAGCGCCGGGGTGATACCGGGGGTGGTCATTTTTAAAAACTTTCGATGGGTGGAGGGATGACGCCGTTTACTTGGTCTCCTTCAATCAGAAGACGGAACAGCATGGCGATGGTCTGGATGACCTCCCCCTCGACTGCTTCCCAAGTCTCACGGTTCTCGGCGTAGTGGACGGCGGCTTGGACAACCTCCCCGGCTTCTTCGGCCACCTTGAGGGTGACGTAGTTCGGCTGTGGAAACCGACGGATAGCTTTGTCGGTCGCAGCTTCGGCGCGGCTGATTATCGCGCGGAGATAAGCCAGTTCTTTGTGGGTCATTTCTTCATGCTTTCGAGGATGGCGAGGGATGCCTCGTGAGGCGGCTCGTCGAGCCACGCCTGCGGGATGTCCTTCGCGGCGAATTGGATGCCGAGCTTCTCGCAGACCATCGCGTAGGTGGTCTTCGACGAGGGCTGTATCTTGGCGCGGGGGTTGTTGAAGACGATGCGGAGTTCCAGTTCGGGGAACTGCTTCATCACCAGTTCGATCTTCTGCCGATCTTCCGGCAGCCACCGACCCTTGGTCTCGACCACGATGCCGTTAGGCAGGACGAAGTCGGGGGTGTATCGGGCGATGCGGGAGGGGACGAGGTAGCGGAGGGTGTGCTGTTCGTAGGTGAAGTCGGTCACGCCACGGGCGGCGAGGCTGGACGACACGGTGTCTTCGAGGCCAGAGCGGAAGCCCTTTGCGAGGGCTGCCTTCCGCAGGGCCGAGCCTCGGACGGACTTGGGTTGAGCGGGCATGGCGGGGTCCAGAAATGCGAAAACCCCCACGCCGAAGCGCAGGGGTTCTGGTGAGGTGAAAGTGAACGGTCAGGTCTCAGAAGTCGGAGGCACCAGCGGGGTCGCCGCCTTCCGGCAGGTGGGGTTCATCGCCCCCGGCGAGCTCATCGTCCGCACCCGCGCCTTCGCTTTCGTCCGCGATCTGGCTGGCGTCGAAGCCACCTTCCTGCGCGCCGAAGCCGTAGTCGCTGGCCGACTTGGTTCCGCCAGCCCGCAGGGTCACGATCTGGACAGCTTCGAGGGAACACTTGAGGCCACAGACCCCGGTGCCCGCGATGAAGTAACCGCCTTCGGAGAAGTTGAAGGACACGATCAGTTCGGAGCCACCCCAGATTTCGACCTTCTTGTTGATCGGGCGACCGAGGGCATCGAACATGGCCGGGGACCGGGTCCACTTCTTGCCTTCACGCGGGCCTTTCTTCACGACACCGCTGGCCTTCATGGTCAGCTTCATCTCGACCTGACCCGTCGGGTTCTCCTCGGCGTCGTAGATCGGGGTGAACAGCGGGTTCAACTTCAAGGCACCGAGCTTGTCCCGCTGCGGTTTCTTGAGGGCGTCGAAGGCTTCCTGACCAGCGGCTTCGGCTGCGTCGAGGTAGGGCTGGAGCTTGTTGCGGAACTTGATGAAGGCCGGGTCGGTCTCATCCCAGACCAGCTTCACCGAGTATTCGCCTTCCGGCTTCGGGTAGTCAGCGGTGCCGTAGTCGGCCTCGGTCAGCTTGGGCCACTTGGCGATGCCCTTGGGGGTGTTCATCTTGATCTGCTTCGGACGTGCGTCGGACATGTGTGGTGTTCTTTCAATCAGGTGTGACAGGGGACAATCAGAGGGAGGACGCTTCGATGCCGCGCTCGTTCAGCGCCGCAGTCAGGTCAGCGGGGAGGGGCAAGTCGCGCTGGGTCAGCAGCTTCGCGGTGAACAGGAGGTTGTTCGTGGTGCGGCTGCGGTAGGGGGTGACGACGATGCCAGCTTCGGCTGCGGCGGCGCGGGAGAGACGGAGCATGAGAGTGTCCTTCGGTTCAGTTGTGCTAGGGTGTGGGTTAATCACTTGCGGGACAGTTCCGTATGTGGAAGCAATCAGGCAAATGCAAAATCGCAGTCCACGACTGCCTCGATGTTGAGATCACCGAGGGCCGGGGGCTGCGGGAGGTCGGCTTGGTTGTCAGGGTCAAGCTGTCCTGCGATCTCGGCGTGAAGCTGCTGCATCACATCACGACCACGATACATCTCGACCATCGTCTCGCGGAGCAGGGCGAAGAAGCGGCCCGTGTCTGCGGCATGGGTGCCGAAGCTGTCATGCACCAGCGCGAAGTTGGTGATGCCTTCCTCGGCGGCGCGGCGCACGGTCAGGCGCAGGTGGGTGGCGTCGAGGGAGTGGACGTAGTTCGGGGAGAACCCCGATGCCTGCTTCCTCTTGTCCACCTTCGGGGTATCCGTCGAGACCTGAGCGGTCACCCGGCTGCCGAAGATCACCGTGTCGATGCGGTGGGTCGCCTGTTCCCGGTAGTTCTGCACCACGAGGAAACCGTCGGGCGTCGTCCAGCGGACGGGGAGACCCTCAGAGGTGACCACCCCGGCGACGGACTTGAGCCATGCCATTGCCTCGGCTGCCTTGATCACGGTGCGCTCGACCGCGTTGAGGATGGTCTTCGCCATGTAGAGCGAGGCGGCAAAGCCGTTGCTCTCGAAGTGCCACTCCCCTTCCCCGCGCTGGTATGCCTTGTAGGCAGGGCGCAGGGTGTCCTGCATGATCTGGTCACGGAACCCAAACTGGTTGGACCCGTAGCCGTAGGTCATGGTCGGGCGCTTGACGAGGCTGCGGTTCATCAGCCCCGAGCGGAGCCATGCTGCAGCAACGTCGCGGTCATCCCCCTCCCCTGCCGCGTCGGCCTTGGCCTGTTCGACGGCTTGGTTCAGGACGAGGGTGTAGATGTCAGCGGGCTTGTCGGAGGGGACGAGGTTCACCGCAGCGCCGCCCACTGCATCGGCCAGCGCCATGCTGAAATGCTGGATGCCCGAGCAGGAACCGTCGAGGGCCACCGCGAGGTGGGACATGAAGCCCTCACCCTCACGCACCCATCCGGCCCACTCACGGCAGGCCGCGAGGAAGCAGTAGGGGCTGTCCGCTTCGGTCCACCAACGGTTGTCGAAGGGGTTGTCGGCGCAGGCGAGGATGGCTTCCTCGTTGTCATAGACCCACTGGACCCGGTCTTCGAGAGGGGCCTTGTCGATCTTCCCGAAGGCCCCGGTGTTGGCGAGGTGGATGGCGAGGAAGGGCGCGCTCTCTTCGTCGAGGGGTTTGCCTTCCGAGAATTGCAGCAGGGCCTTCATCCAATCGGGGCCTTGCGGGTTCAGCAGAGGGGCAGCGTAGATGCGGCCCCGGAAGTCCAACTGGTAGGGGAAGAAGATGGCCGGGAAGTGGGAGTAACGGCGGGCGATGGACAGACCCGACGTGAAGGTGGCCCGCTTCGAGGTCATCTCAAGGTTCTCCATGTGGACGAGGTGAGCCTCGCCGCGCCACTCCTTGCGGGCGATCTCGTTGGTGTCGATGTCATGGGGCTTGGGCGGGAGAGGCTGGTCATAGAGGGAGGGGATGCCACCGAGGGAGAAGTCCTTTTCCCACGCGATGTCCAGCACCGTGAGGATGAAGGGGTTGATTGCCCATGCCGTGCGCTGGGCCACGTTCACCGCCTCCATCACATCGTCCAAGTCCTGCGACTCCAGCGCCGTGAGGTAGCTGCGGTTGAACGCCTTCACCAGACGGAGCGGACGGACGCGGCGGGTCAGGTAGCCACCGTTGAAGGGGCTGGTCCAATCCACCGGGGGAATGATCATCGGCTCGTAGATCGGGCGCATCACCTCGGTGGCTGCAACCTTGTCTTCGATGAACCGCTTGGTCTCTTCCGTCGGGACGAGGATGATCTTGCTGTCCTTCGACCCGGTCTCGATCTTCTCCTTGCGGACCAGACCCGTGGTCTCGATCAGGGTCTCCAGAAGGTGCATCCCAAGGAGGACTTGGTCCTTCTCGGGCCACGCATCCGGCAGGTCCATCTCGCGGCGGGCGATGAACAGGTTCACCACCTTGCGCTTCACATGGTAGGCCGACCGCTTCGATGCCTCATCGCACAGGCGGGAGTAGAACTTGCGGTCCTGCTCACGCACATCCCGGTAGCGATACTCATCCTCGACCGCCCGACCGATGCGACCAGCCACCACCGGGGCAGCCGTCAGCTTCCCTGAGAGGGACGCGAGGGTCAGCCGCAGGGTGATGAAGGCGATCACGTCGAAGTTCCCATCGAACAGCTTGAGGTATTTGTAGGTCGGACCCTTGCGACCAGCCTTCCCTGCCTCACGCTCTGCGATGAAGGCCTCAATGCCACCGACCACCTTGTCGAGGAGGCCGTTCAGGAGGGAGGTGCCATAGACGGTGCCATCCTCACGGCCACCCTCACGGGCAGCGGCGATGGTCGAGCGGAAGCGGGCAATGCCCTGCGTCGTCATCTCAGTCTCAAGCTCCATCTGCTGAGCGATCAGGTCGGCGGCGGGGGTCAGGGCCAAGGTCGAGGTCATCGTCATCGCGGGCGCTCCTTAAGGTGCAACCTCAGGTTCACCTTCAATGGGAACTCTGGGGCTAGGGTGTGGGTTAATTGATTGGTGACGCGCACAGGCGGGATGTTCCCGTCGGTGGATGCTTCTGCGCGTGGAAGCAAAAGCCCCATCCGCTCAACGCAGACAGGGCCTTTCAGGGTGTCAATGTGGGTGGTTGTGGGATGGTCCCGTCAGGGTAGAGGTATCGCAGGTGGATGGGTATCCGATTTTGAAACCCATCGGTCAGAAGTTCTTCTGTCTTTTCCGTGCCTTAACCTTGGTGCGCGTCACAGGTAGTGACACCTGCGTCACCGCCTGCGTCACTGGTGACATGGTGACCTGACGTTCTTCCGCGAGGATGTCCTTGAATTGGTGCGGGTGGTCGGACTCGAACCGACATGCCTTGCGGCGAGGGTGTTTGAGACCCTTGCGTCTACCGTTCCGCCACACCCGCACTGAGGCGGGAGTAGCAGGGGTCAGGGGTGGTGGTCAAGCGGGGTCAGATCGGCATACTGACCCGTCGCCGGGTGACCACGTCGAGGTGGATTTGGTGCGCGCCCTTGGTGGCCAGTTCTTGGACGCGGGCGTAGGCGGCGGCGCGGGCCTGCCCATATCTCCCATCCTCGAAGTGGAACCTCTCACGCACCCTCCCTGCCCGTTCAGCGTGGCGGTAGGTAACCTCGTAGTGGGTGGCGGTGGTGTCGGTCATGCTGCAATCCTTTCGAGTGCGGCGCGGGCCAGTTCCAAGCTGTCAGGGGCGAGGTGGGCGTAGCGCATGGTGGTTGTGATGTCGGCGTGGCCCATGAACTTCTGGACCACCGTGAGGGGCACCCCTCGTTGCACCAGCCGGGAACAGGTGGTGTGCCGGAAGGTGTGGAAGCAGGCCTCATCCCCTGCGGGCAGACCCCGGCTGTCCTTCCATGCCCTGATCACCCGGCTGGTGTGGTTGGCGTTGAGGCGGGGCGAGAACACAGGCTCATGGTCCAGCTTGGGCTGGGCGCGGCGCGTCAGGGCACGGACGGCTGCCTCTGTGAGGGGCACCGAGCGGCGCACGTTCCCCTTGGTTTCACCCAAGAGGACCAGCTTGCGGGTGAAGTCTATGTCCCGCTTGATCAGGCCAAACATCTCGCCCGCCCGCATCCCGGTCTCGACCGCGAGGATGAACAGGTCGTGGACCTCCATGTCCCCCTTCACCCAATCGAGCAGGCTGTCCACCTCGGCGTCGGTGTAGTAGCGCAGCCGCCCCTCGTATTCCTTGCGCTTGGGCAGGCGGGGCACCCGGTCGATCAGCCCATCCTCCACGGCCAGCTTCATCATCACCGACAGGGCAGCCAGCTTGCGGTTGATGGTGCCCGCTGCGTTACCCGCTGCGCCCCACCCATCACACACCTCCCCGATCTTCTCGGCGGTCAGCTTGTCGAGCGGGAAGTCCCGGCCCAACTCAAGGCACCATGCCTCGGCGTTGCGGAGGGAACTGTCAGCCGACTTGCGGCCCTGCCACTGGTGCTTGTAGGCCACCTCTGCAGCCATCCCGAGGGTGCCCTTGCGGGCTGCCCCTGAGGGTGCCGTGGTGACCAGCATGTCGGGCGGAACCCCGGCCAACAGCTTGGCCTTGAAGTCTGCCTCGACCTTGCGGGCCTCGGTCATGGTGTCGCATGAGATGCGGGGCGATCTCTTCCCGGCGACGGTCACGTCAACCTGAAACTTGGTGCCCTTCTGGCGGATGGCCATCGGTGCCTCCTATCTGTGGGTGTGAGGGTGGGTTGAGGTGGGCTTAAAGCCCAGCCTCGTAGATCACCTCGGCCAGAACCCCGACCGGGTAGGCGTTGACGTGGGTGACCTTGGCGTAACGCTGCTGGATGTGGGCGCAGGCCGGGACGCGCACGATCTTGAGACCCCGAGACAGGCACAGCGCGGTGGCCTGCCGCCCGATGGCGATGGTGTCCCGCACCGGGTCGTTGAGGTCTTGCAGGGACAGCGGGTTGGTGTCGTTCAGGTAGGACAGCACCGTGGCATAGCCGAAGGCGTCGAGGTTGGCCGTCTCGAAGGCAGCCGGGTCACGCGAGGGGAGGTTCTGTTCCAGCCGCATCAGACCCTCACGCAGGAACCCCATGCGCCGGGTGATGGGTGCCGCGCAGTCCCGCAGGTACTGGTCTTCGCGCAGGATGTGACGGATGGTCGAGGTGATTGCACAGGTGGGAGTGTTCGTCATGTGTATCAGTCCTTCATGTGGATATTATGGAGCAAAATCAAAGACTTGCCATTACAGCAAGTCCAGAACCTGACGGGCGAAGGTGCGACCCTTCTCTGTCAGCATGAGCAGCTTGGCCCGCCTGTCCTCGGGGCTTTCGACCCATGTCACAAGGCCGAGACCCGGCTTGCCGAGGCGGTGGATTGGGGACAGTGCCGCGAGGTTTCGCGAGGCGGTCGAGTTGGGCATGTCGAGTGCGGCACACAGATCACGCTGCACCCCACCTTCGTTGAGGGCGACCCAGCTAAACACCAGCATCTGCTGCACTGGCATCTCGCCGTCTTGGCCCCGGAACAGGGCGAGGACAGAGTTCAGACGGCGGAACGCGCGGCGCTCGTCGTCGGATTTGATCCACGATTTCTCAGACATGACTTCCTCGTTGGCGCACCCCTGTTTAGTCAGAGGTGAAGGGTTGGAAGGCCTCGCGCGTCGGCTTTAGAATGTCCGCCTCGGTCTCGCTTACCCCCATCCCAGCGGTGAACCCGATGGCAGCGGCAAGAACCGAGGCGGCAAGGGTCCACCGGGCGCTGGGCCTGTGGCGGAAGGTAGCAGGGCGAAGTGATACCGCGCAAGAGAATTTCCCGGCGTCGATAATGATCTCCCCCGGATGGCGCTCGATCTTGAAGCGCGCTGCGGTCGTGTGCTGCTCGATGACCACCTCGAAGCGGGTGGTTTCCCATTCAAATACTAGCATTTCTAGCTGTTATCCTTCATTCGCTCGGCGTCTACGCGCCTTGGCCTGACCCTCAATCCGTAGGGCACGGCGGTGCTTAAAGCAGGTGGCAACCAGCCACAAGGACAGGTGTCCTTGACGGACTGTTTCCACGTTGGCTTTCCGCGTGAGTTGTGCGCGGGTCATTGCTTGAACCTCTGGAAGCGACCGTCAGCGCCCCGGATGGAGCGGACGATGTCGGTGGGGAAGTAGTCGCGGAAGCTGGCGACGGCTGCCGCAGGGGACAGCGCGCCCACGTCAGCGTGGAACTGCTGGGTGGACCCTTGAGGGGACCAGAAGACGGCATACAGGCCGGGAATGATCTTCATGCGGCCACCTTACGGGCGACGTGGGCATGGGTCACGAAGGCGCGGGCGCGACCGTAGTCAGCTACCGGGATGCCTTTGCGGTGATGCTGATCGAACACCAGCCCACCCCAGATGGTCACCACATGTTTCGTGATGCGGACCATCACCTTGTCCGAGGGGTTCAGCCCCCGAGCAAAGTTCTGCAAGGTCTGGCGACCCCGGAACACATCCACCACCTCAAACCCAAGGTCGAGTAAGGCGAAGGCGCGAAGCTCGTGTGTGGTCCAGCCTTCCCAGCCCTTACCGAAGTCCTTCTGGTGCTGCGCCGTACCATACCGGGTGTTGGACCCAAGCCCGCGCTTGCGTCCCTTGTTGACTGCCTCAAGGGCAGTCGCGTGGGTGGTGTCGGCCAGCATGGCGACCGCGACGATGCCACAGTTTCCCATCCCGAAGGGGGTGTCGTCAGGGACATGGATAGTCATGGTGAGGGTCCTCTCAGTTGGTGGTGACGCAGAGCCAGCGCCCGTTGGGCAGTTCGATGCTGGCAAGGTGGGTGGCACCGCCGAAGGTCACGGCGATCTGGGCCAGCATGTCGGCCATGCCCCGGCTATGGGTGTCGGTCGCGCGGGGGCCAAGGAAGGCAGAGGCGGGCGGCGTGTCGTCGGTCGGGCGGTAGTTGGTGCGCCCGATGAAGCGCGCAGGGGTGCGGATGGTCATGGTGGTTCAGCCCCAGATAGCAGCGGCAACGATGGCCACGTTGATGGAGAAGTGGTCAAACATGGTTAAACCTCGTTCAGATCAAGGAATTTCACGGCGCGGGCATAGCGGCGGCCGAAGACCACCTGAGCGGTGCCCACAAGGACATGCTCGGCGGGCACCTCGGCCACCAGCACATGCCCCCCGTGGGCAGCCATCGCCGCGCGTCCGCGCTTGGAACGGAAGGCCCGCTTGAGTTGGGTCAGGGAGCGGAACCCGAAAAGTTGGTCAGAGTTGAACCCTTGGGTTGCCGCATGGTCATGCACAGGTGTCCCGCGCGGTTCCGCGAAGGGCGACGGCATGGCATAGGCACCCTTGCAATGGTCGGGCTTGGCCACGTCATGCTCATGGGCAAGGCCAGCGGCGAAAGCACCTTCCCCGGCTTGGTTTTCGACGCGATAGATCAGCATAATCAGCACCCCAGAAGGGTGGCGACCTCGGCCTCAGACCAGCCCACAAGGCGGGCGATCTGGCGGTCGGTCAGGTGGGGGCGGCGCACGGCCAGCGCCAGCACACGTTCAGCGGTCATGTCACAGCCCCCCACGGTTAGCGACGGCCCAAGAGAAGGCCACGGCCAGCAGCACGGCGACCAGCAGGCCAGCAGAGTGCAGCGACAGGAAGTCAAGGAAGGTGAAGTTGAAGGCGTCAGGGCGCACGGTTTTCATGGTCTCTCCGTAGGTTTGCGCTGCATCATCAGGCCAAGGGCGCGACCCCAAGGCGACAGCCCCTTTCGGGACTGTTTCGCAGGTGGATGGATTAGGCGACAACTCGGGCGGCAGCGGCCTTTGCGGCGTCGGTGCCGTGGGCAACGATTGCGATAGACTTGGCCTTGATGGAGGCCCCGGCGCAGAGCTTGCAGGTGGCGCAGGTGGCGCGCTTGCCCATCTCTTCCGATGCAGGGCAGAGGATTTCCTTGCCCTTGACCACGTCGGCCACGTTGGCAATGACCCGGAAGGTGCGCGCCCCGGCTTCCCAAGCGGCACCTGCATCGGCCTTGCTTTCGACAGAGACCATAAACCGCGACGGGTCAGCGGCGGCACCTGTCCAGCCCGATTGATGGGTGTAGGCTGTCCAGCCTTCGGCCATGCTGCAAAGGCTGTCCCAGATGTAAGACGGCACCGCCGCCCCATCGCCATAGGTGCCAATCCGCACCATGCGACCCGCGCCGATTGCAGAGATTGCCTTGTGCCCCGCCGCGACCGGGTAACCACCCTTGGCAAGGTGTTTCCAGACCATCAGCACCCCTTGGGCAAGGTTCACATAGCAGGAACGGCCCTTGGCCAGCTTGGCTTTCGGGTCGTCGGTGGCGGTTCCGCGATGCGGGCAATTCCCGCAGATGGATACGTCAGCGCCAGTTTTGCTTGCCGTCAGCGGGTCCATATCATCCCGCAGGATGTAGGTCTGGACCATGTTGCCCGTCTTGCGGTTTTTGCTGGCAACGATTGCGACGACGACGATAGGCGACCCGTCAAGCAACGACGGCCCGCGATAGATCACAGCACTTGCAGACATGGGAAAATCCCTCTTGTGGATGGGTGTTGACATAGCAAGACCGCCCATCGGGCAGCCTGACAATGCCAACCGGGCAAGGCCTAGACCCTGCCCCGTTGGAATGTTTTACCGTTCACTTTCGGCAAGGTGCTTTCGCTAAGACCCACAGCCAGCGCAACGCTGAGCCTGCAAGGGTCGCCGCTAGGGCAACTTGCCTCACGCCTTGGGGTCTTAGCCCTTGGGGTGCCCTTTCCGGGTCCGGGTGGTGCGCCTTGCGGCGGTCGCGATAACTTCGTGGCGCGGTCCACGGTGCCCCATCATCCGGGGCGGCATAAAGAGCGTCAGGGTTTGTCAGGCCCCTTCCCGGCGACCCCGTCCCGGTGCATCTCTGCGGCGGTTCGTCTGTCTCGGTGAACCCCTTAGACAGGAAACCGATTGGATACGCAAGCGGATTGTTCCCGCCATTGGATGTTTTTTCTGTAGGTTTCGGCTAAGTGTCTGTTTTTGCACAAAACTATTTTATCCACCTGCGGGCATTTTCTTGGGGTTTTGCCCGGTTTTGCCCCCATCGGTGCCCCTTTCGGTGCCCCATCGGTGCCCTAGACGGCCATGAGAACGAATTAGCAACAGGCCCCCCGTGTAGCTTATACATCCGCGCGCGTGGGTGCCCCTGCCCCCTGCCCCATCGGTGCCCCAAGCGGTGCCCCCTTGGGTTCTGGGTCGCGGCGATTGCCGCCAATCCCCTGCCCCATCGGTGCCCGGTCAAGGTGCCCCGAAAGGTGCCGCCCCATCGGTGCCCGAAAGGTGATACCAGATATTAGGTCAATCATGCTGTCCTATTGTAATTTACCTGTTACAGATCAACAGGTTAGCCGAAAATAGGTATCACTTCGGACCTAAGTTATCCACAGGTTATCCACAAGAACAGACCGAGAACCCCCCTCGCTGTAGCTGATAAAATCGCCCCCTGTTTTGCCCCCCTTTGGCGCGGTGCCCGGGGCCCCGGCGGGGCCCCC